ACCAATTTTTTTGGGACCATTTACAAACGATCCAGTTTTTTTATCATATATAAAATTAGGCCCGCCAAATTTTTGGAAATACCTTGTAACCGGAACCGGAGGCGTGCTTCCATCAGCGGGAATAACCTTTCCACCGGAATCCAGAAACCTTTCAACTTCATGATAGCCAACCAAATGCGCCCCAGCTAAGAGACCCGCTTCAGTAATATAAATCCCATCGATCGTTTTTCCTACGTAATTTTGATGATTCTGGAGATAGAGGTAATTCTTCTTGGTATAATTTTCAAACGCTACGTCCTGTGCTACTTTGTGCGACAGAAGATCAGCTTTTGAATTAACACCATATGATCGAGCAAGGTTAGTCCAACCGCCATCCTTATCTTGAAAACCGGCCTCGACAAGCGCCTGATGTCCCATCTGATACGCGCCAATATGGGCACCAGATACCTTGTCTGTCGAGTAATCATTGCCTGACTCTTGCTGGCGTATTTCTTCTGCCCATACAGAAAATTCTGAACTGGAGAATACTGGCTCACTCATGTGTAAAGTTCCTAAAATCCTAGTCCCATTTATGTCCGTTCCACATTAGTCGGCCCCCGATCTCGCCTTGCGTACAGGATACGATTCCAGCGATACCGGCATCATTATCCTTCAGAAAAGCCTCTGCATTAACGGCAAATGTCTCTATGTAAGAAGCATTTCCATTCCTCTCAATAAAAATATCAAATCCGTCGGGATCATCCTCTGGCGCTGGATCAGTACCGCGATTAAGGATGATATACGTTCGTGTTCCATCTTCGTTTTTATGTGATGTCCAGCGGACCACAAATCCGCCGTACAAAATAGAGTCTTCTAATTTTTTGATTTTTTTATCTAGCCCAGTAGTATACCATATTTGATTTTTTATAACGTCAGGCTGCTGATTAAGCAGCCGGATACAATCGTTAAACGTATTATCATCCGTCGCTGCCCAACAGTCAGGACTAATGAACATACACGGGACACTCAAAACAATAATGAGCGAAAAATTTCGTAATGCCATCTGATTTACACCTAAACGTCAGCATTTCGTAAATGCTAAAGTCATTATAGATTTATATCACAAATATCTTATCAAATTACGTTGTTCATGTCACGATATTTTGTTAAAATTTTTCGCGTAAATCATGCCAACGTAGCCGTCCCCAATCAAAATCCAGTCCATCCAATTTCCCACATATAACAACATAAGCCATCCGGTCAGCGTCATCCAAACTGAACGCAACATCATAAGGCACCCCGCATCTAACCAAATACAAGCAATCAGTTAGTGCTGGGTGCCGGCTTAGTTTCCCGCATCAGCTACCACTAACTCCGGCATCGCCGGCGTAATAGCTGACGCGACCGCCTTTATTGCTTCATCTCCAAGACGCTCGATCAAATTCTCGATAGCCGATTCACCGTTGGGAAATGGAATAGGTATGTCATCCAACATCGCAACCGATGACACCACCTGTGCTACGCCCATATAAGCAGCGTTCGTGGAAAGCTCAGGCCCTAGCGCCTTGTACAGCCTAAGCGTCTCCAACAAGCCGAATTTCCGCAGCGTCAACCGCCTTCCAGTTTTGTCGGTAACAACCCTCTCCATCACACCCTCACCCGGCTTGACGCATAAAATTGCAACCGCTGCGCCACAGGTGCATCACCTTTGTAAGCCCCGGCGGATACCAGCTTGAAGACCGCACCAGAAAACTGATATGTAGAGGTTGACCCATCCGGCTCGTTAACATATTGGTACAAAGTCCCTGCCCCAATCGCCTGCCCCGCAAAATAAGCCCGCTCGATCGCCGCGATAAAATCATCCGCGGCGGACGACCCGCGGTCCAGTGTGAACATGCCGGACCATCCCTTCGGCAGTTCTGCCCCAAGCTGCACGCCATCAAGCCTGTCCACACGAATCGCCTGAGTCACCTGGCTCACCTCAAACCCGGTCACATGGGCTAAGTCCACACGGCCAAACGGCCCCATCACCACAAGTTGACAATCATTGCCAACCGAAAAAGTATTATACGGCATTTATTATCCCCTTTACACGGTTGTAGGAACAAGCTGCTGGCTTACCTGCACTGTCTGGCCGCCTTGCACATTCACAATAAATTTCTCGTTAATCGCCTGGTACTGCACCTGCACATCCGCCTGCACGTAACCAAGCCCGGTGCGGCTGGCCGAATTGTTGGTTGTATCGCATACCACTGCAAAAGGCAGAGACCCATCGGTACTGCCAAGTAGTCCCTGCCCAAGCAATCCATTCAGGAAAGCCAGTAACGTCGCGCGAATATTCTGGAACAGCGTCGCATTCACCAGCTGGCCTACGTAAGTCCCCATACCAGCGGAAAGTGTTCGCGCAATGTAATTTGTCAGACGGGTATAATTATCACCATTAATTGCCGCGTTGGACGAAGCATTGTGCCCACCCCGCACACCCCAATAGGCCCCACCAGGCTGCGGGTTTGTAATCACGTCAATACCTGCAGAAAGCAATGCAGAAAGGTCCGCCGTCGCGTAAGTTGTTGCTGTTCCAACACCAGGCTGGCCTGATTTTTGTGTTCCGATCACACCATAAAGCTGCTTGTTCAGTGATGACTGTTCTGGTGATAAATTCGCCAGACGCCCTGCAACAAAACCCTGCGGTGAAACCAGCCGTGTCAGCGCATTTGCCTGGTCGTACCAATATACCCAGTCGCCAAACATCAATTTTACAGCATAACTATCAATCCCTGCGGCAGCTTTAGTCGCTGTGGCATTGGCAATAGTGTCGCCAGCAGTCCCCGTGAGAATCATGTAAATAGCTTCGGAAAGTCCAAACGCAGCTTGCACTGTCCATTTCGTTGCATCATCAGCATCCGCTAGCAATGCCAATGCGCAGCCTTGTCCACGCAATGCATACATCCCGAAACGTGGCAATGTATCATTGCCAATCAGCGCCGCCGTAGTTACTGTTGTTGCTCCATCCGTTCCAGGTGTTCCAGCGGAAAACGGGTATGTTCCTGCCAACGGAGTCGCGCTTGCCGAAAGTGTTGTAGCTGCCACTAGCTGGGAAGGCCCACGCAGTGCCCCATTGCCGTTATTTACCGCATTCGCCAGATTGCTCCAAAGCACAGTGCCGGCACCGGTAATATTGTCGAACACTTCAGGGCTTAGGCCAGGCAGCGCCACCGTCAATCGCCAGGAATTTGCGGCTGATCCAGCCGAAAATGTCAATGTAAGTTGGTTACCAAGACTTCCAGTGTACAAAGCCGTGAAACTGATCGCACCAAGTATCGAGAGGGATGCAGCCGTGTCGCTCCCGTCAGTCACCCGAACACAACGAAAGTTCGCAGCACCTTGCTGAACGGCGGTGGCCACTTGTGTACCCATGTCGTATTTGCGGGCCATTACAGGGCCAAACGCCGCAGCGTAGCCACTCATATTTCCGATAATCGTCGGCTCACCCACCGGCCCCCAGCTCGCGGTGCCCACCACACCGAGTGTATCTGTCGGTACGCCATTCAGCAGTAACGTTTGTGGAGGTACAATTTGTACATATAAATCCGGCACAATCAACGCCGTCGTATTCAATGCCCCCTGGGCAGAAATTGGCATAGCTTAGGCTCCCTTCGCACTAACGCGCACTACAAAACTAGCCTCAGGTCCGGCTAGAATTTTGGTAATTTGCGCGCCATCGGTAATCAAATCACCCCGCTTGAAACCCTGAAAGGCCTTCAACACCACCAGCTGAATTGTCATTGATATTCCTTCATAACTAAAGAGAATCTACAAAATCCGCGTTTGCGGTAAAATTATTAGTGCCAAATAGCATTGCCGGTGTCATTTGCGACAAGGTCGTTGGATACTCAGCGCTGTAGAGTAAACTACGCTTATACAGCGTCGCATCGGCTGCATCGTCTGAAACATCGCCGCCCAAAAAAATGATTCTTGCATATGATCCATCTGATAAAGAGATGAATTTTGACGTTGCCAGCGCCTCGTCTATGAGGGGCGTTGCCGCATCGCGGCTCGCTGGGTCAGGGCACCACAATGTAATTTTAAATTCTTGTACCTGGCGCTTTATCTCCTGCAAGGATCTGGCGCCACTTACGACCCGGGCCGTGAATGTATCAGCGCCTGGTATGGTAATTGTGCTGCCTGCATAGTCAACAAGCCAACCCGCCGCTCGCAATATAGCCGCCAAGTTACTGGCAACCGTGGCCGGTGAGTCGGTAGCCTGTACTGCGTAAGGAAACGTAGCTCCATTTACGGCGACGCCGGCCAACTGTCCCACAACGCATGTACCGGAGAAACTGGCGCTTTGCTGCCCCAGCAAAACTGTCAATGTCGGCGCTACAGGTACCACGGCCTGCCAGATTTGAGGATATCGTGTGACGTTTTTAACGGCGCCTGTTGCCATCGCTGAAACATGCAATACACTTGAGCCCAAATCAGTATCCAGAGAAGGTGATGTGGGAAATCCGCGATAAACGCGACAAGTATTACCAACGGCACTTGCCGCTTCGGTACCGTTCGGATACAGCGCGTTCGAAATAATCGATACCAGCGCCGTTTCTACATCCGCCTGGTCAGCCATCAGCTCACCGCCTGAACCAATGAGAGCCGCCAGACACCGCTAACCAACTCCACAGCCGTCACTACAAATTTTTCTGCGCGATCATTTGTTAAAATATCTCCAACGCGCGGTTGTACGCATGGAACGGCCGGCAGCATTCCAATGAATCCGGGCACTTTCGTATCATCGGGCAATCCGCTCCTAGTGCGGTCACCAACACCGCCTACCAGTAAGCTCGCTGGAAAGCTGGATACCAAAGCCGTTAATGTACTCGGTAACACAGCGCCGTATGGATTTATCCCGGCCAGAATGGGGGATGCGGGCCGCCATAGGCTTACTAATGCATTTGTCATTACGACGAGCATAGGTTTGGGCGGTTCAATCGCCGCTACAAATGCAGTACCTTCCGGCCCTGCCAGATAATCACCAATCTGCAGGTAACTCCAATCCGCCCATGCCTGCCGAAACGGCATACCAAAGCCACTTGGGGCAGCTACGCTTCCGCCTGGCAAAACGAATGCAACCGGAAGTCGTAAAAACCTTCCGTCAAGGTCAACAGGGTTTTCAGGCCCGTTAGGCCTGTAGGCATCATGTAGAAACCCTACCCGCCGCGCGGCACATCCCGCACCATAAGCAAGCCTATCCGCCAAGCGCACGCCGTCCATGCTTAAACAACCAAAGTCAGGCCGGCATTTCCCAATGCCGGACCGGGTGGCACACCCAAAAATCCACACAACCGCCGGCGCCAATTATCAAATAGCACGGTCCTGTCGGTCGCTTCGTTCTCATTATGTGTCCAGGCCGCAGCACTGTCCGTATCCAGATTACTAGATGTTGCCGGAATCGCCGCTTCCAACGTTGCGAGTGTAGATATGTATTGCATCGTTACAGCAATTTCCGCCGGCGCCAAATTATTCAGCCGATACTCCAACGTACCAAAAGCCTCAAAGAATCGCCAGGAATTGAAACCTGCCGCTCCCGCGCCATAGGCAGGATAGCCGCAAAACCTCCGAATATCAGCTTTCTGTGCGTCACTGAACAATGTTGGCGTTGTGCCAGACATCTTAGTACGTGTCCCCATCACCAAGTGTGAAGTAAACATTCCCTGTACCTGAGGCTAGAACTGCCGCCGCATAACTCACGAACGGTCCGCCATCCACAAGCATTCGCTGGCCCGTTGGTATCGGTGTATCGGTCGCTAGCGCAACCAGCCCCGTAGCCGCGCCTAAGCGAAAGAATGCTGTAGTACTTGACGCATTATAAACCAGCACAGCGCCGCCCCCACCAACAAGCGGTACATTTGCCGAAGTTGTTGAAGCGGCCACTGCTGCCGTTCCGGCAGGGCGGAAAGGCTGGGTTGAACCTGTCGCCATGATTTTGCTCCTTTAACCGATATGCTCAATCATCACAGCACGCTTGTAATTGGCGTTTGTTGCGGTCGGTACAACTGTCGGTGTTGTCGTGGTATCTGAAGGCGCACAGAACCCACCTATCCAGTACCAGCTTTGTGCAATAATCTGCTGTAACCTATCAATCGGCTCACGTGTCACCATTGCAACATTATCGATAATATTTACCAAGCTGTCCTTCGGGGCCACATCATCTGCGGCCATGCCAGCGAAATCCCCCTCAATAAGTGCGCCCTGACCACACACAATCGGCCGGCGTACATAAAGACCGCTGATGCTAGGATGGTTCTGTACGTAAGCTTCCGTTGTGGTTATGAACCGCAAACCCAGAAAATCGCTTATCATCCCCTGCCGGAATACCGGATTAGAGGAAGTCGCCCCCTGGAATAATTGCTTGAAATCCGAGTCCGCAAATAGTTGTCTGGCGGAAACGGGGTCCAGATAACAATTATAGACGCCATCAACCAATGGCACCGCGTTACGCCGCAGCAGCGCGACAGCATCCAGCAAATTACCCATGGTGAGCGTATCAGTGGCCTGCAGCGCAGCAGTCGTGCCTCGTGCTGCAGGCCGTACAATCGAGCTTGCGGTCGCTGCTTTAACCGCATTCCCTATCGTGGCATCTGCAACCAGCACATTGCTCGAGAACAACAAAATACCGGAAGCCCCGCCTGGGGCAGTCGACGTACTTGTTATGTCTGGCGTTACGCCAATAACAGTGTAAACATTTGACCCAACGGTGACAGTTAGAGGATTCACATTGGAAACGCCTTGCTGCACACCATTTACGAAAACCGTCTGAAACCCACGGACATCATCAACTGCAACATTCGGTCCAGCGGACCCCAATGTCGCCGTCACGCGCGTATTGCCGCCAAAATATGGTGCGAACAGAGCGTTTCGGGCCAATTCGTCCAAGCTGCGTGCTGCCTGTTCACCATTCGTGGCAGCATTTTGTAAAAACTGGCTTGCGATCCCAACACGGCTTGTGACCATGTTCAAATCTTGTGTCGCAGCATAGAAATTAAGTGTAATCGTGTACTGCTCCACACCCCAATTTGTCGCGGTCAGGCCGTTGTCTAAATTTGTATTGTTTGCAGCGACCAAAGGCACAGTCACGCTTGGCTTAAGGCCGGCTCGTGTTTTAGTGAGTGTTTCACCAATGCCAACAGAAAAATCTTCCCGGTCGGCGATTAATCGATAACCCAAACGTGATTTGAGAGACATCTCAAATTCACGCTCTAGAAAACCTTGCTGAATAATTGGCTGCAAGGCTGCAGGAAAATTTTGAATGCCCATCTATAGTTGTCCTTCATCTTATGAACAGGTGATACAAAGGTTTCGGGAACGCCCGAGACCTAAAAAGAGACTTAATCTCAGGATTTTTAGTTTTGACTATCTTCGGCGGAGTAGTGCCGCTCTTGCGGCCAGCCATTCTTCGTGGCTAAGTTCATTCGCATGGCGTGCTCTCGGTGGCTCCGGCCGCGGCGGATTTGCGGCAGCTGACGACGACGATGTGTTACCAAATAACCAAGGTTTGGCTCGCTTTAGTTTTTCTAAAATGCCAGACGCATCATTCACTTCGCTATTTGAATTCAGGCGGACCTCAGCCAGGTCGAGCAATTTAAGGCCATCAAGGTCAATCATTCCAGCCCGGATCGCTTCAGCCTTTAATTCCGCACGAATCAGCAGTTCATTAGTTTGGGCTTGCGTACTAGCTAGTGCCGCCTCCGCACTCTCAGCTCTTGCCTGCCAGTTTTGGAGCATTTCATTATCATCTTCGGTCATTCTGTATCCTGATCATGATCTATCGCATCAAGCTCGGTCGCCACATCTTCAACACCGTGCGCCGCGGCAAGTGTTTTAACGGCGGTTTCGCGGGATAGTTGACCCGCATTTGTTAGCGTCGCGATCGCCTGGGCTTCTTTCAACCTGTCATCAGCAGTAAGCGGATACCAGCGCGGCCAGCGCAAGGTAATCCGCTGCGTGGAATCCATCGGTGCAACAGGCAGCCCCATTATCTGCAACGGGTAAATCTTTGATGCACGCACAACCATCTTCAGCAGTGGCAGTAAGCCACCAGTACCATATGAAATACGAAGATTATCTGCGAGCCATATCAACCCCTGATTCATCAATTCCAGTGCCCGGCCAGATTGTGCTGCTGTCAAACGGTCAGCATTTGCACGGTTGCCATGTGTTGCTTCGAGCGCAAATTCCCGTAAAGTGCGAACATATGAAATCACCGCCTCACAAGCCGTTCCTCCAATTTCCAGAAGTTTGGCATCACCTTTTTCTGAAACTACTAACGCATTCCCAGCACCTTTAACAATCTCAGAGTTGCGTATCGCAGGCTCTTTGATGAGTAGTGTTGGGTCTGAACTATATTTTAAGCCTCTCCCGGCCTGACTGAGCTGATAGTCAATCTCAATATTCGTCTCAATGGCGCTCCGAAATGTACACGCACCATCCACACCATCGCCGCCAGGTAGGTTGCGAATCCACACCAAAGGCACAAAGCCTAATCCA